ATGGCAAAGGACGGTACCAACCGAGGCGGACGCAGAGTCCGCGCAGGTGATAAACCGAAACCCCTCGCTGAGAAAATTGCCGCCGGAGAGGATGCCGACATCATCGAGTTTTCCCCGACCGTGCTGGAGGGAGCTGACCTTGACGATGCCGCCGACCTCGTTGGTGAGGATATGCCCTCGCCGAGCGAGTACCTCTCGGCACGGCAGAAGGACGGCAAGCCCCTCGGCGCAGATGAGATATACAAGGAAACATGGCTCTGGCTGAAAAATCGTGGCTGTGAAAAGCTGGTAAACAAACGGCTGCTCGAAAGCTACTCACTGGCATTCGCTCGTTTTGTACAGTGCGAGGAAGCCCTCTCCGCCTACGGTCTGCTCGGCAAGCATCCAACGACCGGCGGCGTGGTCGCATCCCCGTTTGCATCGCTCAGTCAGTCCTACCAGAAACAGGCAAATCTGCTCTGGTATGAGATTTTCGACATCGTGAAGCAGAACTGCACCACTAAATTTGACGGTTCTCCGCAGGATGACCTGATGGAGCAGCTTCTCCGCAGCAGAAAGTGAGGAAGGTATGAAAGCAAACACAGATATGAATTTCTGGCGTGACCTGAAAGCAAAACGCTCTCAGCTTACAAAGCAGCAATACCGCACCATCAAGGGGCAGGCTGTCAAAGGTCAGATCGGTGATGCCCGCAAAGGGCTGCAAAAAATACTGATGCGGAGGGGTTCACGATGAAAACAACAACAGATTTTCAGCTTGTCGCCACTGACAAGCTGATCCCATATGTAAATAACGCCCGCACTCATTCGCCGGAGCAGATCACAAAGCTGCGTTCCTCCCTGCGTGAATTCGGTTTTATCAACCCGATCATTATCGACAGGGACTACAATATCATCGCCGGACACGGCCGTCTTGCGGCTGCAAAGGCAGAGGGCATGACGGAAGTACCATGTGTATTTGCAGAACATCTGACCGAAGCGCAGAAGAAAGCATACATCCTTGCGGATAACCGAATGGCACTGGATGCCGGCTGGGATGATGAACTTCTGGCGGTCGAGATGTCGGAATTGCAGGAAATGGGCTATGACCTCGGTCTGACCGGTTTTGACGAAAAGGAACTGGCGGCTCTGTTTGAAACAGACGATGAGGCAAAGCAGGATGATTTCGATGTTGACGGCGAATTGGAAAAGCCCTGCTTCTCCAAGCCGGGAGACGTATGGCATCTTGGCAGGCATACCGTGATCTGCGGCGACAGCACACTGCCGGAAACATATACATCTCTGCTCGGTGATACAAAGGTCAACCTCGTATGCACGGACCCGCCGTACTTCGTCAACCTTGACAGTACATCGGGCAAGATCAAAAACGATGACCTCAATGATGAGCAGGGATATAAATTCCTGCGCTCGGCTTTCGAGCAGTTCCGGGATGCAATGGCAAAGGATGCCAGCATTTATGTGTTCTATGCAACGGCAAAGGCGCGTGTATTCCACGATGCCTATGAGGATGCTGGCTTTAAGGTCGGCGCAGGTCTGGTCTGGAAGAAAGACCGCCTTGTGCTGACACGCACGGACTGGAAGTATATCCACGAGCCGATCATCTGGGGATGGCGGAAAGACGGCAAGCATATCTGGTACGGCGACCAGAAGCAGAAAACTGTATTTGAATTCGACCGTATCAAAAACAGCAAGGAGGACGGCTGCGGTCATCCTTCGAGCAAGCCCGTTCCGCTGATCGCATATCTCGTGCAGCAGTGTACGCAGTCGAACGGTATGGTGCTGGACGGTTTCCTCGGCAGCGCATCAACGCTGATCGCCTGTGAGCAGTTGAACCGTATCTGCTATGGCGTGGAACTTGAGCCGAAGTTTGTCGATGTGGCTGTGGAGCGTTTCCGCAAGTATCTCGCCGATAACGGCGGCACCGCTGAGGTGTATGTTATCCGTGACGGCAAGCGCATCGACTATGACGATGTGCCGAAGGAGGTCGAGGCGGATGAGTAATCTTACGCTCGGCAGCCTCTTTGACGGCAGCGGCGGTTTTCCACTTGGCGGTATTCTTGCAGGCATTGAGCCTGTATGGGCATCCGAAATTGAACCGTTCCCGATTCGTGTTACTGAAAAACGTCTGCCGCAGATGAAACACTACGGCGATGTCAGCAAACTGGACGGCGCAGAACTGCCGCCCGTGGATATTATAACTTTCGGCAGCCCATGTCAGGATATGAGCATCGCCGGAAAAAGAAATGGCCTTGACGGTGAGCGTTCCGGGCTGTTTCATCAGGCTGTCCGGATCATCAAAGAAATGAGGTGTGCCACAAATGACCGATATCCGAGATACTGCGTCTGGGAAAATGTCCCCGGCGCATTCTCATCAAATAACGGAGAGGACTTCCAATGCGTCCTCGAAGCGATCTGCAAGATCAAAGACGGCAGTGTATCTGTTCCTCGACCTGCGCGATGGTCAAAATCCGGAGAAATCGTGGGTGACGGATTCTCCGCGGCATGGAGAGTCCTTGATGCTTGCGGCTGGGGAGTTCCCCAGAGAAGAAAACGCATCTACCTTGTCGCAGATCTTGATGGCGAATGTGCCGGAAAAATACTCTTTGACTCCGAAGGCGTGTCTGGGTATTCTGCGGAGAGCTTCCGAGCGTGGCAAAGAACTGCCGCAAGTGCTGCGGAGCGCATTGGAGCGTCAGGCAGCGGAATGTCAACAGGACGGCATGGTGTTGTGCTGAATGACATGGGCGGCGCATTTATGAGTGTATCCGATGATGTTGCCGGAACGCTGCGGGCAGAAACACATGGTCATCTTCCCGCCGTTCTTGAAGCAGCAGGTCTGGATGCGCAGTCTGCATCCGTGTATGAGAACCACTCTCAGGACAGCCGCTATACTGGGCCATTGGACATTGCACCGACCGTTGCTGCGACCTACGGCATGGGCGGAAACAATCAGCCTTTTGTGGTCGAAACGCCGAAAACGCTGAAGATACGCTGCGGCGGCGGATGCGGCGGAAAAGGTAATGATGATTGATTGGATATGGAAAGTTGCTTGTTTTTCTTCATGAAATATCAACCTCCTGTCAAGAATAACTATCCATAAAAATAGTGCCTTCTTCACAGGAGGCACTATTAGGTGGATAGAATAATGTTACTTTATGTTGTTGAGCATTGCCATGAGAGAAGCATCGTTACGCCAGTCAGGCAGATCAGGAACTACCTTGGGTGCAGATTCTTCAATAATTGTACGGCGCATTTCCACATCTGCCTTAGCGTAAACCTGAGTCGTAGTGATGTGAGAATGCCTCAGAAAATCACGAATGTAGCTCAAGGCAATGCCAGCCTGAAGCATATGCATGGCTTTCGAGTGGCGGAGCATATGTGGAGATACTTTTTTCGGAAAAGACGGATCGCTTTTACGCACCTTATTACAGTATTTTTTCAAAATATATGTTACTCCAGCGCGAGTGAGTTTCTCCCCACGATGATTCGTAAACAGCGGAGAATCACATTTTTCCGGGCGATCCAGTTTTGTGTCTGAAAGATACTTTTTTACCACCTCAGCAGTTTCTTTCATCAGAGGAACTACGGCGGTTTTATCACCTTTCCCTGTAATTGAAACAGCGTAAGGCTTACGAAGACGAAGGTCTTTAACTGTCAGATCGCATATCTCTTGAACACGCGCTGCGCTGTCATACATCAGGGACATGAGAACCATATCTCTGCGCTCATAGGGATCTGAAACATCCGGAGCCGCTAAGATAGATTCGACCTGTGATGCCGTAAAATGGCCAACATCCGGCTGACGATGCATGATGACTCTAATGTCAAGAATACGTTGATATTCGAGCAGATAATCAGGGACTCTTGTCTTTAAGTAGTTCACGAATACATGGATGGCTGCGAGTCGCTGCTTCTGAGTTGCCGCACTGTTACCCCTGCTTTCAGCGAGCCAATTAATGAAGTTGCTGACAAAGGGTTCTGTAAAGTCTTTCAGTTTTAGCTTATCCACAGGAATACCATTTACACTTTCCGAGAAAGAAAGCAAGAGTTTAAACGTATCCCTGTACGATGAAATAGTGTTATCACTGAGATCTCTTCTTGTGGGGAGATACATCGTAAAAAAGCTGGTCGTTTGAACTGCAAAATCGGTCTGCTTCACGATTGCACCTCCTTCGGAATGAGATGCCCATACTTCAGACTGAGTTTTTCCGAAATTTCTGGATAAACCTCTGCTGTCATATGCAGGTATTTTTCCGTTGCTGCCATATCGTTATGCCCCAGATAAGTCGAAAGACGGGGCAACGCAGACGAAACAGGGATTCCATGTTTAATCCAGCGATGTAGACAGTGACAGGCAAAAGTGTGACGAAAATCGTGAACACGAGGACCTTTTCCGCGTCCATGATGGGATATCCCCGCAGCTAACAACACACGCCTGAATTCTCCATAAACAGAATTCTGACCGAGCTGATTACCTGTTCTTCCCGGAAACAAGAACGGCTCATGTATATAGGAATCCATGTACAACGTAAGGTCAGCAACCACATCGGATGACATAGGTACATAACGAGATTTCTCAAATTTTGCAAACCGCACTGTAAGTATTCCGTCTTGCAAGTCAACATCTTTACTTGTCAGCCCGGTTGCTTCCGACATACGCAGACCACAACAATAAAGGATTTCAAAAATCATCCTCATCATGACACGAAATCGCTCATCATAGGCACAGTGATAGTCGCTCTCTTTGGAATAAACATCGAAAAACCTTTGGATTTCTTCATGCGTAAAAATATACGGAACATAGCCCTGGGTATGAAGTTTCGGAAGATCGGAAGACAAAGGAACAAAAGCCTCATATCCGTGGCGAACCATATAATCCGCAAAACCCTTTATGACCCCAAAGCGAGAGTAAAGCGTTTTGTCTGCATCGGTCGGTCTTCTTGTAAGCCAAGCTTCAACCACTTCCTGTGTAAGCGTATCATTTGGGAAATCATAATTCAAGGTCATACGAGAAAACTCACTGAGCTTTTTTGCCTCGGTATTATACAAACATCCGAACGCACGTTTCTCGGCAACGAAATCAGATATATGTGGACCCAGCTTGCCGGAATAGATATAGTCCTTTTTCTTTAAAGGATCATACATATTCAGCCACCTCCTTCAAGGAAAGAGCGCAGCCACGGAGCCCTTCCACATCTATCTTCAGATAAGGAGAGCTTGACACGACTTCAGTATGGCCCATGATATCAGCGATATCTTCAAGAGGAACATTCTTATCGAGCAGCTTTCTTGCCAATGAGTGCCGAAGGGAATGTATACCGGTCTTCGCTCCGGGAGTGCTGGGCTTGATCCCTGCAATCTGCATCTGTTGTTTCAACGCATTGACTGCCGCTGTTTTCCCAAGCTGTGTATATGGAGCATTACAGGTAAGAAAAACATACGGGGAATCGACCTTGGGACGGGCGTATCGTACATAATCAATGATTGCCCATCCGGCACGCTCACTAAGAGGCAATACATTGAGATCGCCCGTTTTCTCCTGATCAAAGTGTATGGTTTTCTTATCCCAGTTAATGTCACTTCCCTTCAATGCATTAATGTCGCATGCTCTGATACCCAATTCAGCGATCAGAAGAAAAATAGCATAATTTCTTCTCCCGACAGGTGAGGCCTTATCAATACTCGCAAGCAGTTTTTCAACATCATCGTTTGTCCAGATCATAGGGATGTTGGCATTTTCAATCGCCTGAACTCGGGGTACAAAGCCAGAGTAATCGATGGGAAGATGTTCATATTTATAAAGAAATCGAAAGTATGCTCTCAGTGATTTATGCAAATGCTTAATTGTTACTTTGGAATAGCCGGCCTCCGTTTTTAAATACAACGCTATGATATCCGGCGTAATGTACTTAACGGATCGAAGGCCAATAGATTCAAGATAAAGGTAAAAGTGCCGAAGTCGTTTCAAACGATCACTCATAGGCGTTTTCCCAGTATCGATAGGAGCCCTGCTGTGATCATAAGCCAACATAATCTGATGATCATCCATCGCCCAATCTTCTAACTGCATTGAAATCGGTCTGCGTGAGAAAGCACCAAAACGTTGGTATTCTCCGAGTTTCCGTATCGCGGTTGCTGCCGTTTCCCCACGTGACTTCAATGGGCATACATACTTTTCGCCTCGCTTCTGAAGAAACGAACTGCTATTTTCAAGGAACGTAGACCCGAGTTCTTCGGTGTATTCATCTGTTGGAATTGTAGAAGCATACTCCAACAGATATTTATACACGCATCGATGACCATTAAGGGTGCCTTGGGAGTACTTAAGTTCCTCCATCTTTGCCAGAACCTCTTGTATTAGTTCCGGCAATTTAAG